CGTCGGACAACTGGCATTGGCGGAACCTCAGGCGGTGGCGTGTGTTACAATGATACGTGGTCAGTGACCGTGGCAGAACCCTCAATGAAGGCGTTGACAGTGAAGTGGGCGGCCAGGGCAACTCCGGTGCCCTCACCTCGCTCGATGCAGAAGTAAAGGACTCGGGGCTTGGTGGCGTCCAGGACGAGCGGCGGACCACCAACCTGGTAAGTGAGCAGGAGGGCGCGCGCGTCGTGGCTGCTTGTGCCTGCGTTGGTGACAACCTTGGCGAGGATGTCAGCAGTGGCGACAGGTGTGGTATCGCTGATGACACAAGCCCATCTGATGCGAGCATCGATTGAGCCACGGTACTCGATCTCAATGCGGGTGATCTTTCCCGTGGTGCCGAGACCGGGAATTGGAATTGCCTGGGTGCTAGGGTTGGTGCCGGACAGAGTCACACACTTGCTGATGTACGTGGTCGTGGTAGTGTTGAGGACATCGAACTCGTACGACAACTTGGTTTCCGTGGGGCGAGCAACTGAGATGGGCACGGGACCAATGCGAGCTACGGCAACACGTGGGGCGCGTAGACGCTGGGGAGCCCGACGCTTGCCTTGACCGTCGTGTTTGGAGCCGGGATTGCGGATATGGTCGGAGAGCTGTTTGGACGTTCGAAACCTGGAGGAGCAGACTGAGCAAGTGAACATGATGTGGTGTTGTGAGTCGTGGCCTACGCTACGCAGTCTGATGCTAAACCCGATACGAGCGAAGCATAGGTGGAATCTAGGGTTCTTCCTTTGAGATCTGAGACGAGTCGACAGCCAAAGAGGAGAGCCAACTTCTTCGGGAGGTGCATGGTGGAAAGCATAGCTCGAACCCGACCGGGGCTGTTGTCGTAAAGGTGGGCACCGATAACAGCGTGGGCCAACCGCTGTTCCTCGTTCAGGATGTCGTCGACAAGTCCTCCAAGTTTGTGGCCGAGTTGATATTCCATAGCATAGCTGCAAGCCACGTCCTCAAAGAGACCACTGACCTGAGCGAGCGCGAGCTTCATGGCAAAGTGGACGGGTTCGCGAATAATGCCCACCGCTGTGCAGATGAAGCCACAGAAGAGGGGTTGTGAGACAAACTCCGTCTTTGACACGATCTTGAACATGCCGGATATCTTGTTCCAGTACTTGGAGGTTCTCGCATGGCCAACGATAAGGCTGTCGTCTCCACTGCACATGTAAGGGGTCGTGAGGTCGTATTGCAGATTCATGAGTGCCTCTGAGAACATAGTATTGAACTTGTAAGTACCTGGTTCGCCTGTGAAGCGCATTATTGCCGAAGTGCCAAATTGGTGATTGAGGATCTTCTTCTGTTGCTCGTAAAGTTCCAGATACTGAGTTGGAATGTTGTAGTACGCCATATGCTCAAGCTCAAAGTGCAGTGCTTCGGCTCCTTGGGACTGGTCAAAGGCGGTGTAATCATTGGTGGTGAATTTGGAGCCAGTGATGAAGCGAGCACACCAGTTGGCCATGCCAGGGAGCGTGGAGCCACCAAGGATGAAGATTGAGTCGCGTTGGTACTTGGCATCTTGTTTGACGATGTAGCGGATCACCGGTCCAAAGATGAGGAGCCATTGGTCATTCATCTGAGCGAGGGTTTGCCCAGCCTTCCAGCCTGAATTGAGGTTGTCGGGTTTGACTTTCTGCTGGGACTTCATGAAGATGCGCACAGTTGTCAGAAGCCAGTCTGCTGAGCTCTTTGGGCCTGCGAGAGCGAGGATCT